ATTCATCGTCATTACTAATTACGTCGGGCTTTAGACCAGACAAAAGCATCGCACAAGCAGAACTAAAACAAGTGCGATTTGCTTCTCTGTAATTATCGCGTTGAGAGTAATAAGGGACTTGTAATTTTATCTCATTATTTTTCTTACGAGTAACAGTTCCATCAGGTAAATCGTTAATTATTTTCCAATGAGGACTATAAAAATACCAATTTTTGTCGGTCTGTGCAGACAACCGAACCTCATAATGTGCAGCATTAGAATACATAGTTATTCGATCCCACTCCCACGCTGCACCTTTTGGAACAAAAAGTTTTTCTTCAGGAAGAAGATCTGTTGATTGAGTGGGACGTGTTTTAAGCCAGGTATCCTGTCTAGCCAGAATGGATCGACCAAGCATCGGATGTTTTTCTGGTTTAGTCAAAAATAATTTTTTTTCTTCAGCTCTTCTGCGTATCAATCCAGGAAGATCTGTGCCTTCAGCTCCTTTTGTCCATCGTCCAAACTCGTAAGCAACTTCTTTTCTACTTATTCCTCCATTTAATTTATTAAGAAGCGTTGAATATTTATAAGCATTTACCCCAACGTTATATGTAAAACAAACAAGAGCGTCGTATTCATTTTGGTTAAGCTTAGTTGTGGTCAAATTATTTACAGCTAATTCGTATGTGGTCACATCCTTTTTAAGGAGTGTTTCAGCCTCTTCCTCAGTAATTTTTTTGCCGTCAAACACGTCTGAGCCAGTATGCCCGTAACCGATGGTCAGGACACCAGAAGGACAGATGTAACTTTCCAGACTTAGACCTTCGAACTTCTTGATTAGCTCAAGACCGGAAGTTGAAAGGCGTGCCATGTCTCTCAGGCATACGCTTAATTCTGCCTACAGTTAAATAAAATATCAACTTAGGTACGAAAGCTGAAACAGCTTTTGCCGCAGTTTCTGCCCACGGAAAGCCAAAATGCGTAAGATGCGCAGGTAAATTGCTGATGAATGTAAATACACCTGTAACAAAAGAGTTTTTAAACAGCGTGGCTCTTTGAAAAAAAGCACACAGAAACAATAGATAATGACTGATTTATAACAAGTAACATATGTAACAACTACATGGTCTAGTGTAATTGAAGCTAAACCACCTTCAACCATGAAATATATGCATGGAAGCCATGCTTCCAAAAATTCTTGAAAAAATTTTTGGGAATTTTTAGAAACCAATCATGCAGCCGTATAGGTGACACGGTATTCACAGGGACTACGGTCTGTTTTAGTTACGTGTAGATAATTAGCTACGCTTGCACCCACGTTGAAAGTAAATGAAACATCCGAACGATTTGAAATTTTAGGAGCGTCGACTTCCCCAAGAACTGATCCGTTAATTCCAGACAAGATAAAAACTTTACCAACGCTTTTAGAACCCGCAAAAAGTGTCACTGTGCCAGTCCCAGTAGCACTTGAGGTAACAGTAAAAATGTCTGCAGTTTCAAAAGAGCCGTCAGAAGCAAACTCACGAGTAGCGTCCACGGTGACATTTCCACCATCCTGAGTGCGGAGCTGACCAAATCGGGTGATACCTGCGGGAGCAGCACCTAACTCACGGTTGAAAGTAGTTTCTGCCACAACTAATTAGATTTATTTAATTCAATAATAGCGCACCTTATCTATAAAATAAGTTCAATAAATTTACAACAATGAGCTACAACAAAACAAACGCACTTGTATACGAAACGATTCAATTTATTTCAAGATTTTGGCCCGATATTAAATCTAACGGTTTTATCAAACTTGTTCTCAAAAATTGTTTCGAAGACTGGGTAGAGTTTAGGACTCAAATAACACTCAAAGAGTTAGACGATAATATAGAAGAACTACACGAACAGTGGGACAAAGAGGAAAAAAATATTGAGTATATATTTACCGAAGAAAAATCTGACGGATCAGAAGCTCAAGAATTATTAGGTGGACCTATGAGACTCAGCGCCCCTTGGAATTCCGATAAGAACGAGCCTTCTTCTTAGCTCTGACACAATTAGGCACATTTCTTCCGTTCTTTTTCTTGTATCCTTCTTGTACATAACCTTTCCAACAGGTTCCTCGTTTAGCCATTTGCCTTAGATGCTTTGTACGCACGAGCTTTTTTGCCTGCCCGTTTGGCTTTTTCAGTATTCGCTACATGAGTATTTACAGGTTTACCTCGCGTAGCTCGTTTCTTTTTTTCATCCGTAGCACGACGCTCTTCCTTGGACATCGAAGCCCAAGCAGATTTGGGTAGATAACGTTCAGTGCGTCCTTTTTCACGCGCTCGATCAGCCATAAACTCCCATAGAGTTTTTAAGCATTTCTAGTCTATTCGCTTGTTTTCGGTGTGTCTGAGAGGCTTTATAAAGTTGATTGACAATATTAGTTAATTCATTTTCTACTTCTGTTTCAGGCATATATTTCTGCTGCTCATCTTTTATGGGTCCTCCGTGCAACCACGCGTCACAAGTCCGAGTAGCAGCGCACTTAAATTTAAACAACTGACAATAACCTAAATTGGCAAGATCTAAAACATCTTGAGGATCAGCTGCGTTAGTTTCGTTAATGCCTTTCTTGATACAACCAATCACGACGTCTGATTGATCAAAAGCTGCACAATTACCGCAACGAGCAGTTTTTACAGTTTCAACATTTGTGCTCCAAAGATTTGCTTTTTTTTCCCAAAAACCCGGATCAGGAGAATCTGGATTTAAAGGTCCATATCCAAATTTTTTTATAGTCCAATCTCTATTTTTGATATTGTCTTCAACATCTACCGTGGCTAAAGGACACTTAGATGAGACCTCCGTAACTTTTTTTCCTAAAAGAAGTTTACCTTTGAGGTCCATTTTTGAATTAGAAAAGTTATTCATAATATTTTATTTTTTATCTTTTTTTTCATATTCTTCACGGGTTTGCCAGTCTTGTTTACTCCATTTTGATAGTTTATTTTTAGAAGACTTTTTACCCTCGTAAGTCCCTCCCATATCTTTATAATATTTTGTCGCAAGTTGCATGGCACGGGCAGAATGACCGCCCATTTTTTTACGAGCTTTAGCTTTAGCTCGTGCCCATTTGGCTGGGTCTCTTTTTTTTGCAGTTTCAGCCATTATCTTTGCATTTTTCCTTTATCCATTTCACCCATCTTTCGAGCTAACAAACTTCTACCTCGTTCTTTGGTCATTTTTTCATCTTCCTCCACCATGCGGCCAGAGCCGAATGAACCAGGATCGTTACTAGGGTTCATGACCGGATAGATTTTAGCTTCTTGTGTATCTTAGCTGCTTTTTTAATTAACTTCTGAGCTTGTTGACGAGTTAAACACTCAAAAGCAAGGACATTTACTTTAGCGAGTTTTTTATGTTGTTTTTTAATATTCATTAATCTGTATCAGAGGTATTACGTTCATCTTTTTTGCCTCGTTTGCGTTCAATTTTGTATTTTTTAGCTCGAGTTTTGGCTCTTTTTTGTTTTGACATCTCGCTACGACGTTCACCTTTTTTTGTAGCTTCGTTTGTACCTTCTTTTAAGTCACCTGATTTTTGAAGTGACTTAGTAGCAATAGCATAAGCTGCCCCTTTTTTCATATCAGGGTTTTCTTTCATAATGCTTTTGACAGCATCCTCAAGAATGGCAGGCATTTTACGTGATTAGCTATATTAACATTGTAACTTGCTCTAAAGTAGTGGACTTTTTATTATCCAATTGGGGTGACATTGTCAGTGTCGCTGGTGCTTTTCACTTACTTGCTTTAGCAATCGTAAATTTAACTCCCACACCAAAAGACAACGAAATTTATGGCAAAGTGTACAAAGTTATTGAAAAAATAGCTGGTATCGTCACTAAGTTTGCCAAAAATTGATTAGGCAGCTTCTGGAAGAAGAAGAGTACCTTTTCCCATCCAGTTTACAAAATCAGGGAGAGGAGGGTCAGGTTCTGTACGCTGGTTAATCCAGGTCAGAATTCTGTCCTCCCTTTCTACTGTCCAAAATATTTGGCCTCGATACCAAACAAACCAATTAAAGTCGCTTTTTTCAAGATTACATGCTCCACAAGCTCCAATTAAATTATTTCGATCTTGTTTACCTCCTTTTGCTCGGGGTATTACGTGATCAAGCGTCGTTGGATGTTTTCGACCGCAGTAAGCACACTCCGGCCATTCATCTAGAATACTTCTTCGAAAACGTTTTCTAGCAGACCTTTTTTGTAAACATTGAAGGTTGAAGACTAAATCGTTTTCGAAGTCGACCATAAACAATGGTTCGGCTTATTTCAATTGTAGTTAGTAATTAATAATTTTACCGCGCACGGGCGGTTTTAAATGGATGCTCAGCGAATGCGGCGTAAATATAAGTATCATTGGAGCCATTGACTGAGCCATGCGTGCTCCGAATCTTAAAACCATTACTTAGAAGATCCAAGTAATCCGTAGTCCCTTCGGCGTCAGCAAGGTTTGCGTACAAAGGATCATTATTAAAATTGT